AAGTCGTCCTTCGTGAAGACGTTGCCGTCGTCCCCGACCGGGGTCTGCATGTAGAGGGCGCCCCAGTCAGAGCGGGCAAGGCTCTCCCGGGTGGCGGTCAGGTCCTCCATGGTGATGTATTCGGGCCAGTAGGATGTGCCCTCGGGCAGCATCAGGTAGTCGGCTGCTGGCTTGTCGAGGATGGCCGGAATGGATATGACTTCCCACTGGTCGACCTTGGCGTTACGGGCAGCCTTGTCGAGCAGGAAGCCCGAAAGGTCACGGACATGCCAGCGGGTGTTCACCAAGATAATCCGGGAGTCGGGCAGCTTACGGGAGCGGAAGCCTGGACCATACCAGTTGTTGACGCGTTCGCGCTCGGTGTCGGACTTGGCGGTCTGTTCCGAGAGGGGGTCGTCGAGGATACCCAAGTTGAAGCGGTAACCGGCGATGGACTTGCCCGCACCTGCTGGGAGGAAGGAACCGCCGGAGGTCAGCTTCCAGCCAGTGACGCCGGACATGTCGTCGCGGATCTGGACGCCCGGAAAGATTTCGAGGTACTCGGGGGAGCGGACGAGGTCGCGGATGCGGCTCGAACACTCGACCGCCTTGTCGGTGGTGTGCGAAATCCACATGATGCGCCACGTCGGATTGCGGCCGAAGGACCACGCGGCGAACAACATGAGGAGGACGGACTTCATGGAGCCCGGCGGCAGGGCCAGCATTAGACGGGCGACTGAGCCCTCGTCAACGTCTTCGAGGGTGGCGGCAATGGTCTCGATGTGGCGCCCGTCGCGGTAGTCGTTACCGTCCAACATGAGCGGGGCTAGCAGTTTGACGAAGACGTAGAAACGGTCTTGCGCCTCGATGACGGCCTTCTGGTGAAGGGCCTCTGCTAGCTCCGCTTTGAGTTGGAGTAGAGCGTCCTGACTAGTTGATGCGGAGTTTGCGCTCAAGGTCCGGCTCGGCTTCACGCAGGATGGCGGTCAGTTCCCCGATCCGCGTGTCCAGTTCCTCCTTGGAGTGGACAGTGCGGTGGGTGATTTCCTTCTTGTCCACGAACATGCCCAGATATTTGGCAAGGTTTTCCATGGCGCGGTTGGCGTTGGTAAAGTCGCCAGTCTGCATGGCTGCCGTGGCAATGTCGTTGAACCACTTGACGACGTCTTCGATGTTGATCTTCATGCGGGCTTTCTCCTCGATTTCGAATGCGGTCACCAGATCGTGGAAGTGTGGAAGGGCCAAGTTCTTGTTGGCGATCCGAAGCAGGATGTTGTAGTTGTTGGTGTCGTAGCCGGCGAGCCGGGCCGCACCGCATTTGTTGGTCCGGCCGTTCAGGGCGTACTGGCGAGCGAACTCGACCTGCTTCGGGGTCAGGTTCTTGAAGCGTTCCACCTTGTCCCAATGAGCGTGCCACGTTTCGCGGAGTTGGTCCTTGATGGAGCGGATCGCCTCGACGTGCTGCTTGGTGACGGCTCGCTTGGGCTGGTGGATGTTGAGTTCCCGTAGTTCGCGACGGTACTGCCGTTGCCGCATGCCTTGCGAGAGGCGGTTGGGCTTGCGCGCACGATCCGCCTTCTCCTTTCGCACAAGGTGGTCCGGCTTGGGTTTGGTCGAGACTACGGGAACGTAGGGCTCGTCAGACTTCTTGCGGCTCATGCGGCGACTGTTTCCTCCTCGTCGACACGAACGATGGAAATGCGAGAGCGGCCCTTCTGCGCTACTCCCGAAGAACGACCCGCGCTGTAGAAGCGGAGGCCATGGCGTTCGAGGGCAGGGCGGATGCGCCGGAGTTCCGCAGCAAAGCTGTGCGAAGTTTGGGGCAGCTTCTCGCGGGGGCCGATGTTCATTTCCAGTTGACCAATCAGGTCCGAGTACGTGCCAGAGAACTCCTTCTGCTTCTCCATCATGCGCAACATAGCAGAGGCCATGCCATGGAATTCAAGCATGTGGCTCTCGGCAGCCGAGCGGTTCCGCTTGTAGACCTCCATGAGGCGACCCTCCGGCCACCCGAAAGCGTGTTCGGCGGCAACGGCCCAGACGGCGAAGGCAGACATGCGGGGCTTTTCGGCCAACACCACATTACCATAGTTCTGCGTAGCAATCAACGCGGCGTTCATAAGGGAGCCCAGCAGCTTAGAGTGGTTGGCGTGGAAGGCATCCCAGAACTCGCTGTCATCCCGACGGAACTTGGGGTCGATGCGGGGCAGGTGAACATGGATGGAACGGTCCACAAGGTCACCGCGTTCGACGACGTCCGGGATGCCGTTCATGGCAACGGGCCGGCAAACGCGGACTGCGGACTCCTCGGCATTGGTGTAGAGGGCACGGCCGCCTTGGGCTCCGGTGCCGGTGCTGATGACGCAAAGGGCGTCGGACATCTTGTTGGTGATGTGCGACACGTTGTCGTAGGCGAGGACGAAGGAGTTGCGAACCATGGCTTGCAGGTCGCGCTGGTCCTCGGGCGGGGTACGCATGTCGAGGGCGTGCGGGTCGATGATGCGGCGCATCAGGCGCAGGATGGTGGACTTGCCAGAGCCCTGCTCGCCCGAAATGGTGAGGACGGGGTAGGGACCCTCGGGGCGCAGGCAGCCAAGAAGCCATGCGACGAGAAGCATGAGGGTGTCGTCGTCAGCGGCCACGAACTGCTTGAGGAGGCGCGGGAACTCGGAGGCTGGGACGGAGAGGTCGGGCTCGACGAGAGGCAGCATGCCGGCGCCGCGAAGCATGCGGATGTGGGTCGGGCCGCCCGGGACGCGAGTTATGCCATTGGCGCTGATGTGCCATGCGTCGTTGGCATCGTTGCCGATGTCGAGGTACAGGTCGCCCAGCTTGCCGCCGACGCGGATGTAGTCCTTGACCTTCTGGCCCTTGGAGCGTACCCAATGGGAGAAGTAGGTCTGGGCCGCAGCGAACAGGTCGCCATTGGGAAGGTGACCGGCGGTGTCCACGCAAAATGCGGAGAACCAGCCACGGAAGTCGCAGTGGCCCGCAGGTGTGACGGACAGGGTGCGCCGGATGCCTGCTTCGGTGTAGTCTAGAAACAGGCGCCCGTCTTCGGTGGTCCACGGAGTGAGGTGAAGCTTCGCGTCGTTGAGAAGCTGGACGCGGTTGATCTTGTCGCTCATGGCTGCTCCTTGGTTAGGAGCCCATCTTAGGCGAGGTGAGAAAGGAGTGCAAGTAGATTCTCACCTTCCTCACTACACGACGGTCCAAGTGGAGCCGGACGGCACCTCGACGGTCACACCGCTGGCGACAGTGATGGGGCCGAACGTACCAGCGTTCTTGCCGGACGGAATGGAATAGGATACCGAGACGACCGTATCATTCAGGTAGAAGGCTTGGTTGGTGCCGCCGCCTGTTGCACCGCCGCCACCGCCGATTGCACCCCACGTCGCCGAGGTGTAGCCTTCGAAGGTGTTGGAGCCGCTGTTGAAGCGGATGAGGCCGGGTGTTACGGAAGTGGGCCGGGTAGCAGTGGTGCCTGAGTGGAGAAGAAGGGCGCTGTCGCCTGTGAAGTTGACGACGCTGGTGACGATAAGGCCGCCGCTGACGCTCACGCCGATGGTGTTGGCCGCGACTGCAATGGCAAGCTGACCCGTCATGGTGTCGCCAGCCTTCAAAACGCGCTGGCCAATGGACACAAAGGCAGACGAGACTAGCGCGGAGACCGCCGAGACGCGGATTTCTAGGGCGCTAACGACGTTGTTGATGGAGGTGATGGCGGCTGCGTTGACGGAAGTGACGGCCGAGACGGCGGCAAGCTGGATGTTGAGGGCGGAGATGGAGGCTTGCGCAACCGTAAGAGCCGGGGAATTAATCCACGCGCTCAGAGAGGTGTTGTAGACGATGATGTCGTTGTTAGAGACGGACACAAGGTCAACGTCATGGAGTTGGCGCAGGTACTCACCCGTCTTCATGCGAACGAAGATGGAGCCTGAGCCGCCTGTCGCAGCATTGATGACAATGGCAATCGGAGTGGAGAAGCCGGGGAAGGCGGGAGCGGAGTTGGTTAGACCGCCCGTAACGGAAGCATTGGCATAAAGAATCTGGCCATCAACCCACGTTTCGCCATAAGGTGCGCCACTGGAATTGAAGCCGCGTACAAGGCCGAAGTCAGCAACATAGCCGAAGTCGTTGGGGGCAATGGTCTGGGCTGCCACGCCAAGGAAATATTCGGGCGAGATAGTACCGTCGGCAATGGCGGGCGCGCCGATAATCTTGCCGGAGGCGCCGAGAGCGCTGGTAGCCATGACAAGCTGGCCAGTGGCAATAGAGACGGCGGCGCCGTTCTTGATATAAAAGAGAGTTTCCTGCCCGACTTGCAGAGTCACGCCGTTATATAGGCCAACGTCGAGGGTACCGTCGTTCAAATTCCAAGTAAGTTCGCCGGCTGTCGTAGGTGCCGTACTGCCCGACGTATCAAAGTCGATGTACTGAACTTCCGTCAGGAAGTCGCCGACCCTATTGACTTTGGTCGAGACAACCGCGTTGACGGAGGTGATGGCGGCAGCATTGATGGAGGTGAGGACGGAGACCGCGTTGACTTGGACTTGGAGCGCCGAGACGGAAGCCGAAACGGCAGCCACGCGGATTTCGAGGGCCGAGACGCGCGGTTCAAGGGCAGCCAGAGCGGAGGCGTCAATGGCTGCGAGGGCCGAATTGATAGCGGAGATGGAGGCTTGGACTGCCAGCATCTGCACGTTGAGGACGGAGACGGAAGCCGAGACGGCAGTCAACCGCACATCAAGGACCGACACCACATTGTTGATAGAGGTGATGGCAGCCGAGTTGGCGGCACCGGTTGCAGAGGCCGCACTTACGCGGATCTCAAGCGCGGACACCACATTGTTAATGGAGGTGATTGCCGCCGCATTGGTGACACCGGTAGCCGAAACTGCGCTGACGCGGATTTCTAGAGCGGAGACAACATTGTTGATGGACGTGATAGCGGCAGCATTAGCCACGCCGGTTGCGGAGGCCGCGCTGACCCGAACTTCGAGAGCCGACACCACGTTGTTGGTGGACGTGAGGGCCGAGGAAAGGGAGACGGCCGCAGCCGAAACGGCACTGACACGAACCTCAAGCGCCGAGACAACCGCATTGACAGAGGTGATGGCGGCCGTGTTAGCGGAGACGGCAGCCGACACATTGTCGAGGCGCAGCGAAACAGCAGCCACGTCATTGGTGACGGCGCTGGTGGCGAAGATGGCGACCGTAGCTAGGTTGGTTTGCAAGGTGCCGCTGTTCTGCACAATAGGCAGAAGCTCGACGCCGGTAAGGGGGCCAGCGGTCGTAAGTTCGGAAATCTTTTTCGGATCGGCCATCTGGATTCCCTTTAGGTCGCCGGCTCGATCACCAGCTTGCCCTCATCGACAAGGCGCATAATGTTCTGGTAGTCGGTGTTCGCCGGGTCGAGCGGCACGAAGCTGGTCGCGCCGTTGATGTCGCAGCGGATGCCTGTTGAGTTACCAAATAGATCATTGTAATATTGGGCGTTGGTGTACATGGTTCAGAGTTCCGCAGATGCCGTTGCTTGAATAATATAATACCCGCCAGCAAGCACAGAGCCTGTGCCCCGTATTCCAACAGACGACTGTCCTGTGGAAGTCACTGCTGCTGTAGGTCTTGCGCCGCCCTGATCACTCCAATTTGCTGATGCTTGGTCTGGGGCAAAAGTAACAATCGTAGGAACTGCCCGCATAGGGCAAGCAAACCACCAACTTGCATTAATAGAAACATTTGTTACGGAGCCAGAGGCGGTCAAGCCTCCATTACCGCTGACATTCTGAGCGGGGGCCGTTGCTTGATCAAATGTCTTCTGAAAATACCTCTGGCACAGCGCCAGTTCCTGCCCGTACTGCCGGCGCTCAAACGGCGTGGCGACGCTGCCGACTTCAAGCTGGACGCCGGTCAGGTAGAAGGTCGCTCCGTTGGTAGCCATCGGCGACACGCTTCCGGTCGCACCAATAAAATTGGCTGCCGCCCATGTGCCAGCGGTTCCGCGAAACGTTGAACCAGACCCGAGATCAAAGTTCAGGCTCAACCCAGCCGAATTGTCCGTTGCCCATGTCCCTGTTGTGTCTCCGGGGATTGTGACAGTTCGGTAAGTCCAGGTGTCGGCTGAAGCAATGCTATAGGTAAAGGGGTACGACCTGTTGACAGAGCCGTTGCGAATAGAACCGCCGAACGTGCCGGTTACAGACGAGCGGACCCAGAAAGACACGGTGATTGTAGCGGCAGATGCGGTGCCCCAGGCCAAGTCTCCAACATTAAGTCCTTCAATCATTTGCTGAGAGACAAAGATATCGGAAGAGCCAATGGTCGCCCCCGTGAGCGCCCGGAAAATGGTCGAGTTGTTGAAACCGGCAGGGGCCACCGTCGATTGCTGTACCTGCATGTTGTTGGCAATCGTCGCCGTGTTTACCCAGCGATCAAGCCAATATGCGGCTCCGGCCCCGTAGGTGCCAGCCGAAGTCCCGTTCCGCTGGCTAATCCGCATGTCGCCATTGATGATGCGGTTCCGCAGGAAACTGCTGCTCGGCACCACCATGCCGGTCGAGGTCACGTTGCCGCTGGCCGTCACGTTGCCAGCAAAGGCTGCGTTGCCCGAAGCGTCGAGGACGATGTTGTTCGAGACAGAGGCGGCGGACTTGATGTTGCTAGCTTGGATTGTTGACATCAGCCGGGCATCCCCAGTGCGGTCTTGATCTCGTCGGGCGTCGCCGCCGCGTCGATCTCGGTTTGCATCGCAGCGTACTTGGACCGAATTACAGCGCGAGCCGCTTCGGCTTCAGCTTCGACCGTGCCAGGGATGCGCTTGGCGATGACTTCGTCGTGCGGCGCGAACTCAGCAGCACGGGCAGCCCGGCGCATGTCGTGCGCGATGGCTTTCGCCTTCTCGACGTTCACGCGGATCATTCGGCGTACTCCCAAGCAGCGCGGAAGGTGCGGTCGGTCGGGATGTCCTCGACGCTGACGATGCGCCAGGGCTTGCCCTCGGGCACGTCCTTGGCGGCAAGAGCCTCGATGCTGTTGCCCGGCTGGGCCAGCCACTCGGGCGCGGGGATGAGGACGGCAACGCCGCCTTCGTCTGTGGGGTAGATGATGCGTTGGTTCATTGAAGCGCCCCTTAGCGGAATACTGCGACGTTGACGTTATCGCTATCTCGCGCAACGCCGTCTTCGAAGTGCCTGACTTCAATAGAAGTTGTCAGATAGTTAATAGGGAACGTGTCTGAGCCATTATTTGAAACACTGGGCCGCATATCGACGAAAGCCGCGTAATTTGTATCTGTTAGGGAAGTTGTGAAATTGCACTGGTATATACCAACGCCCAAATCTGTAATGCTTGAAACATTTCCAGATGCACGGATCGCTACAGTGCCAATCCCACTGAAATGGACCCAAGCCCGGCAGCCGTAAGCTGTGGCGGCGGAGCCGTAGCCGCTGTTAAACAGGAAGTTGCCAGAGGCGTCGAACTCGCCGACCTGCACGCCGCCTTCGGCAAAGCCGATGCGGTCAGCGCCGGGGAAGTAAATGCCAGTGTTGGTGTCTCCAGTGGCCGTAATCGACGGCAAAGAGGCGGTGCCCAGAGTGTACTCAACCTGACCACTCGCGTTGATCCGCATGACCTCCGTGCCGCCTTCGGCAAAGGCGATGGTGTCAGCCGCAGGGAAGAACACCCCGGTGTTGGTGTCGGTGCCCTGGAGGGCGGGCGTTGCGGCAGAGCCGTCCGTGCCCGAGATGCCGGTGCTTCCGGAAATGATTACGGGCATTATCGAGCCTCCACAGCGTCAAGCTGTTCCTGCGTGGGGCGAGGCAGCATCGGGTGGTTCCAAGCGGCGA